CATAGCTGGTATGCTTTTGAAAAAAGTATCTTTAAGTCTTTTGGGTACATTTATAAATTGGTTTTTGAGAGCTGTAACGGTTTCTTCTCTTTCTTGTTTGTCTGTTACTAAGTCTTTAACCATGTCAAACATGTTTTCAGCAACCATGCCGGCTTTTTGGCTAAACGGCGCGTATTCAAACTTTGCTTGTCTAAGTAAGTCTTCCTTATTTACTTTTGGCTGCTCCAAAGAACCATCTTCCGATTTGGATGCCGTACTTACTGGCTCCGCAGTTGCATCCTCTGTCTGAGAGCCGTTTGTCTTTTCCACGTTTCTCGTGTACTCTTCAATAACTAATTTTATTTTATCTTCGCTTTCGCCAGCTTGTATCATTCGCTGAACAATTAACTCTAGTTCTTGCATTAGTCTTATTTATATAAGTTTATTAAATTTTTTGCTTGCTCTTCTACGCTTATATTTTTACTTTCTGGATCGAGAAGAAATGGTACGGCACCTTGCTCTTTGCCAGACTGCAAGCCAACAAACTCACGCAGCTCGTTCATCGTCATAGGTTTAAAGCCAGTCTCTAGCGCCTCACCGCCTTTTCTTATTTCGTACTTACCTATTTTTTCATTGTAAACAACGTAGTTGTATTTATCTTCATCTTTACCGGTTAGTGAAGAAAGTTTTACTTGACCTGCGGCTTCTAAAGAATTAAAGCCTGGTGCCGCATCAAACGAAGGATCTTGGCCATCACTAATAGGTGGTACATAGCTATCATTCATTACCATATCAACAAAAAAATCAAACATATTTTCTTTAGTAGCTCCAGGTATGTTTTTGTAAACAGTTTTTCCTCTTACATCTCCATAAAAACCCATATTGTATATTTCATCAACAAAGTTTGAATCTTGAAAAAGAAATCCAAGCTCAGTCTCTACCACATCTCTTACAGTTTTTTTGTCTCTACCTGCGGCGCTTAGCTTTCCAACATCACTCTTTAAATCTGCAAAAGCTTTAGCTGCTTCAACTTTTCTTACTGGTGTTTTATCATACTTATTCCACGCTATTTTTTCGCCAAAACCATCGTTTATAAATGCTCCGTCATCAGTAAATTCTATGTTGTTGAAAGTGCTACCGTCTATTATAGCAGTTCTTCTTGAATCAGCGTTTTCATCACCAACAAAACCAACTGTTCCTAGCGTTTCATTGTCAACTTCGTACTGTCTTATTTGCTTGGCTAAAACTAGATCTTCGTAGTTTTTATTCATCGCAGCTTTTACATTTTCCATACCCTCTACAGCATCGATGTATTCTTGGCTACTTGTGTTACCAGAATATCTACTAGCTTGGTCTGCAAAGTCTATATACTCTTGTTTTTTGTCTTTTAAAAACGTAGTTAGTTTGGCTTTAGCTTCCGCTGGTATTAAATCAAACTCGTAGTTATCAGGGATGTTACTTACAAAGTTTTTGCGAGCCTCTTTATTTCTTTCAGTTATTTCGCTAACTTGCTTTTGTATAGGATCAGTAAAGCCTGATATATCGCTTTTAGCCATTCTAGCTCCAGCTTTGGCTCTTTCTAATCCTAACGCTGCTTGTACTATATCTGCCATTATCTTATTTTTAATTTTCCTAAACCGCTAGTATCTATACCTAAACCCATTGTTTCTTCGTTAAGCATAGGCGTTGTTATTGAAGACTTAGGTGAAAAAACTCCAGCGTCAGTCGCTGAGATTCCAGCCGAAGCTATTTGACCTAATCCACCAATCATTTGTTGACGAGCACCAGCTGCCTCTCCAAAAGCAACGCCTGCTTTACCAGCTTCGATAGCGTATAAGTCTGTTAATCTTTGTCTTTCTTGTTGACGAACCATCTCTTCACCTTGCATTTCAAGAGCTTGTATTCTTGATTGCTCTTGTAATTGTTGGCGCTGTATATCTTGCTCTTGCCTAGAAATATCAGCTGAAGTTCTTTGAGCTTGAATAGCGCCTTGTCTAGCCATTGATTGAGCTAGAGCAGCCACACCAGCGCCACCTGCCGCGCCTCTTAAACCTTGAAGTATATCAGCTTGCTGTTGTGCTAGCTGTTGCTTTTCAAACTCTGCGGCTTGAGTATCAACACGCATGTCTTCGTAAACGTTTTCCATACCAGCATAAGGATTGACATACTCTTCTGCTTTATAAGCCTCTAAGTAAGGAGCTGCGGCTTTCTCAGCCTCTAAAGCTCTACGTCTAGCTCGCTTTTCTTGCTTACGTCCACTTATAGCGCCAAGTAGTCCTACGCCAGCAGATATTGCGGCTGGAGCCCACACAGGAAGCTTCATTGGAGATGAGCCTACATATTTTTTTGGAGTCTTCTTCATATTGTATTGTTATTTTATAATTACACTCTAAGGTGCTTATTTACTGCTTTCGATAGCGTCAACGCCTATGCTGAATAATTCAGCGGCATCAGTAGAGTTGTTTGTGAATTTTACTTCAGCGTAATACCCAATCAAAGAACTTAAGTTAGCTATGTTGTCTTTGCTAAAGAATATAAAATCACTTGTCGTAGGTACAGTCACGTCGCTTGGCGTGTCTACAACGACGGTGGTGCTTGTGCTTGATGATACAGACCCAAGCTTAACTACATCTCCAGACGATACGTTAAAACCTCCTGAAGACGCTAAACTAACATAGTACACTGAGTCGCCAACAGACAACGATGAATTTATATTTTGACCGAACGTTAAAGTAATATCTGCCATTAGCTTGAAACTTGATTAATTATTATTGTATCGTTTGGAGTAGAGCTAGAGTTGTTCGAGTGGAATACACCTAAATTTATGCTTCTAGAACTACCAGTTGTATTGGCGCTTACGTTAAACTTAAGTATGCCGTTACCATCAACATTGTTAGCTGAGTTAGTCCAGTTAACATTTGCGAAAGGAATCCAAGATATACCTGGAGAAGTTGTAATATCTACATCATACGTACCGTCGTTATTATCATCTACTAAGAATCTGGTGTTAGGGAAGCTCGGTGAACCAGGCGTGTAATCATTGTGATTAACATTTAGCTCATAGTTTGTCTCGCCAGCACTACTTAACTCTATTTGACTTTGCACACCTTGAGCTGGCTCAAAGTTAGCGTACGGTAAAGCGTTTTGACTAATAGTGAGTGTATCGTTAGCCGTTGCGCCCGGCGTTCTGTTTGAAGGGTGATACATTTTCAATGTAAATACTTTGCTAGTTGTTTCTTCGTTTGGTATAACAGAATAGTAAATACTGTAGTCGTCAGTACCTACTTTAGTAACATCACCTAGCGTAATATAGTTAGATAAATCACCGTTTGGATCAAAAAGCTCAACGTAAGGATCGTAAGTGCCTACATTAGCGGTGGTAATATCTATAGTTCCAGAACCGCCGGCTTGATCTACGCTTATAAAATTGTCAGCATCGTCAAATAAAGCTGTCTCTGTAGCAGCGTCATAAGCTTCTTGAGTTATAACAAGAGTATCTGTAGTCGATGTATCAGAGTGTATTAAAGTTATCGTGGCTGTTCTGCTCGATCCAGTTGTGTTTATATCTAAAGCAACTCTACCAATGTAAACTGTAGGGTCATCAGTTTCATATACAATAAACGTGTTAGCCCAAGATTGATTGCTGTTAAAAGAAGTGTCTGCGACAGGTGCCGTTCCGTTAGTGTATAGATATAAGCTTTTTTTAATTAAAAAAGTGCTATTAACCAAGGACAATGGGTCAAGGTCAACGTTAGCTGTAACGGTAAGTGCGTCTGCGTCATCTAGAGTTTTTATATCTACGTAGTTCTGAGAAGACTCTGTTTGTACTATGGTTATAGTGTCGTTTGGCGTAGCCGTATTGTTAAACGAATTGAACAAACCTATTGTAAATGTTCTTGGACTACCAGTAGATCCAGAGTTGGTTGTAAGTGCGACTTCAACAGTTGAACTTGTTACAGCACCTATAGCTGCGTTAGTGTTATCTGTAGATGTTGCTGAAAAACTTAAGTAGCCAACGTTAGTTGTAAACGGTAGAATAATACTGTTAGTATCATGAGCAGCAACTATTTGATTACTATTGAAAACGGCGTAGCTTGAAATTGGAACACCTCCACCAAAGCCAATGTTTATTTCATCTGCAAACAATACATCTTCAGTAGGAGTGTATTGTATTATTACTGTTTTACTTACAATTAGGTCGTTTAAGTTTCTTTCAACAGTTTCACTTATTACCTCAAAGCAGTTAGCTTCTTCAGCATTGCTAGAGAATTGAACGCCAGGACCATTATTAAAGTAATACAAACCAGGTTTAGCGGTTAGTGTAACTTTGTACAAGTTTAACGGCACTAACTTAGTAGCAGCGCCAGTTATTTTGTAGCTTTCTACTCCATCTGAATTTGCGTTAAATAAAACTATTGAAGCCCCGCTATTAACCTCTGTAGAAGCAGAATCATCTATAGATGGAACGATTGAGCTTATAGTAACGTCTTCTTTCGCGATGTCTCTATATACAGATAGCTTAGTTTCGTAAGCAAAAGTATTTTCAATATAAGTGCCACTGTCCGAAATGTTAATGTTTAAGTCTGAAGACAGCGTTATAGTTTTCCAGTCTATAGTAACGGTTATAGTGTTGCTAGGCGTGTTAGCTACTCCAGTATCGCTATAAGTGATAGAGTTTACGTTAGAGTCGGCTCCTATTGCCGTAAAGTTGCTAGCAGCTATTGAATATCCTGGTAAAGGTGTTATTGTAAAAGTGTTAGTGTCACCGTTAGCTTTTCCCGCTATGTTATACTCAGTATAACCATCAGACTCCCAGCCAGTGCCTGAAGCGGTCATTGCTACAGAAATCTTGTGCCCAAATCCAGCGGTTGTTCCAGATACTGACGTAGGAACGCCTAGACCTTGAACAGAAAAGTCTTTGAAGTCTAAGTTGTTCGACGCTGTAGACCCTTCTTGAGAGTTCGTGTATTGAGTTTGCTTTCCTAGTATATTGTTAAACCACTTCCCTTCTTTTTCTATAAACTCTGACACTGTACCTTCTTGCTGGTCCGTAACTATAGATTCAACATACCATCCGTTTTTAGCGGTCAAGTTATGGTAGCTACTATCTTGAGTGTTTTGATCTACCTTTGATTGTGTCCCCTCGTAGTTTATAGTAGAAAAGCTTTTCACTGAACTAGCAACATCGTTTATTATCGGTGTAACTGAAGAGTTGTACTGATTTCCATAAAAGTTGTTTCTACTAACAGTATCGTCGTGATGTCTATATACTTTACCTTTGTTAATAGTGTAATAGTTGTTATTCAAACTAAATCCTTGCTCTTGGATAAATGACTTAAAACTATCCCAGCCTTTTACATCTTCGCTAAACGTAACTGTATATACGTTTTTCTTGTAGTCTGGATTTGTAACCTGGTGCACGGTTAAGTTGTAATCACCTTTATCTTCGTCAAAACTACCAATAACAGCTTGAGCTTGTTTTAAATTATCACCAAACCAGTCAGACATACCATACTCTGAGATTACGGTAAGACCGTCTATAGACAGTCTCAACACAGCTCTTTTTACTAAGTCTACAAAGTAAATTCTATACTGATCAAACGCTAACGATTCAGGATTATTGCTAATACCGTAGTCTCCAGCGAAAGGTATAGCTTGACCTAAAACTTTATCTGTTGACAATGTTTGAAGATTTCCATCAGCATTAAATAAAGCATCTTTATCTGCTAGTACTTTTAATACTTTCTTTTCACAGAATACTAATAGGTCTGTGTCTCTTGTGAATAATCTTTGAATACTACCGTTTTCATCTGGTAATGTTTTGACTATATTCTCACCTATTAAAAACTCATTAAATCTATTAACTCCAGATTTTTCATTATATATCTGAGAGAATATAATATCGCTTTGTTTTGTTTCTTCTTTATAACTATCGAATACGACGTTTACGTTAAACCCACTTTGTTTACCGTTAGCTGTGTAAGGAAATATTGGGTTAGCATTGAAGTCGTCATTTATTACATCTGACTCCACGCCGTTACCAAAAGAAATACAGTTAAACCAAGGTAGAGTTATAGGTAAAGCGGTATTAATATTACCGTAGCTATGCGTTAAAGGCTTGCAATAAATTTGATTGTTAGAAACGCTTTTAGCTAAACTTAAAGAAACTACGCTTCCATTTTTGTTTTCAAAGCCAATTAGTATGCTTCCTTCAGGCGGAAGATTTAAGTTAATATCTTTGTCTAGCGATATAACAGCTGAACTAAAATAACTACCACTATTAACGCCATAATGACTAAAAGACCTAGCTCCAATTAAACCTGTTACTTTTATATCTTGATCGTCTATAGTAGACTTAAGCGTATCTATACTATCTTGTCTATACGTTTGAGCACCGCCTTCTAACCACGCTGGATCAAAAACGTCTAACAGTTTTACTTTAGCATCTATGTCTACGAATTCTGATAGATTATTTTTATCTAGCTTAATAGGGTAAGCGTTGCCAACTTCGTAGTATATATCTAAATCTATAGTTTTTTGAGGCTGAACTTCAAATACAGCACCGTAGGGGCTAGGATCTATTGGAAATGTTGTTCCTAAAAAAGCATCGCTATAAATGTCTTTTGCTATTTTAACAAAAAACTTACCAGCAACAGCTGAAGCATCCGCGATTAAAGGCGTCTCTCCGTCTGCTGTAATAGGGTTTGTTCTACTAATATCTAGTACTTTCCACTTTTGACTTGGGTTATTAGAAGTTGCGTTTGATCCATGAGATTTTTTAGCTGCAATAAAATCTCCCTCTTGAACTTTGTTAATATCGTCTGAGTTAAAAGATAACCACAAGTGTGAAGCTAAAGCGTTAGCGTCGTTGTTCTCGTAGGCAGCAGACATTACTAGATTGTAAAAAGGATTAGCATTTTCTTTAATGAAAAACTTGTAGTAGTCAGCCCAATAAGGCGCTTTGTTTAGTATTTTAGCCTTTATTGCGTTGGCATTTTCAGAATAAGACTTTTTAATATCTAAAGCAGCGTTACCACTTATCAACACCGTCGATTGTCTATTGTAATAGTCTCTATATACAACGCCTAGTTGATATTTTCTTTCTGTTTTTATTGATTCAACTCCAGACGTAACATTAAAAGTACCGTTGCTTTCAGGTGAAGCCGTACATTTGAATACACCGTTTGTTATCTCAGAAGTATGGGTTGTATTAATCCAAGAGAAAGTATCTAACGGTAAAGATCCACTGTTGTACTGGTAAGTAAACTCTACTGTTCCGTCAGGTATTGTTCCCTGCGGCAGATTAGTATTGTCCGTGGGGTCTTGAGCTACAACTCTTATGTATACCTTCTTGCCGGCGGTTAAGTTTACTGTAGAGTCTAGTGTTAGTGTTGGGTTGTAATCGTATGTAATCCAGCCCGGTGGGTTAGAAGTAAAAGTATTTCCCCACCAGGTACTACCATCAAAAGCTGCCCTTGGGTTTGTAGATCCACTAAGAGCTTGATTTGTAAATTGCAAAAAACTAGCGTGCGCGCCAGGGTCCCCGTTGTTGTACTGAGCTCCTGTAGCTAAAACCTCTTGCGTGTCATAGTCTCTCAACTCTAAATAAGCCCAAGGAAAAAGCCACATATATTGGTTGTCATCGAGAGCATCTAGAGCTAAAATTTTATTTTGAGCTTTCCATTTACAGCTAGCTTCGAATGTATAATCTCCAGCTGTCGGCACTTCAAAATAATAGTTTGTAGGGTTGTAATTATCTCCGGGATCTCCATCGATAGCTTCTTCATCGCACGGTAACGCTACATTATAGCTGTTGGTAATTGTAGTTAGCTGAGACGCTTCAAAGTTGTTTGTAGAGTTTATGTTTAGCTCAGAGTTAATATTCTTAGAGCTTAACTGCATCAATAGTCTAGCTTTGACAGGAAGACCAGCATCGTCAACTAAGTTATAGTTCTCCGTGTAATTACCAAACATAAGTCTTGACGCTGTAATTTCTTGAGCAGCGGCTTTTGTTGGAACATTGTCTTGTAGCCTGTCAACCTGATTTGTTGGTATTGTACTACCGAATAGCTGCGAGTTGATCACGGTTTTACCCTTGTGTTTGCTTTTAGTAATTCTCGAAGTCCACTCTTCGTCGGATATACTAATTTTTTTAATAAGGTATACGTTAGGTGATTGAGTTTCTCTATACAGTAGCTCAACTTCAACTACATCTTTTGGAATACTGTATGGAATGTAATCGTATACCTCTACTCTTTTTAAGTTGTTAGACATACCTGTATTAAAGCCGGATATTGGATCGTAGTCATATTTGCCAGGGATAAACAAAGGCTTAGAGTATGGCGATATTACAGAGTATTCGTTGTCGTTGTATTTGTATCTATATGCAAACGATATAAATTTATCTTCGTATATATTTTCTTTTTCAAAAAGCTTACCAATCCATATTTCAGGCGCGGTGCTTGCCGTGTATGAGCTAGGTATATTTCTTATTTCAAAAACAAAAGTGTAGTCGTTAATTTTTTCGTCTAAAACTAAATCAACTTCTATAGATGAAGTTGCGCCCTTCATACGTATAATATCTCCAACAAACCAATCAGGGTTAGAGTTGCCTGTTGTTAGTTGAATAGTGTCAGGACTTACATCTGAAGCGTTGTACAACACTCCGTTTGGAGATAAGTCAAACTCAGTGCCAGCAGTATCATACAGATAGGATGTTGTTATACCGCTTCTCTCTGAAGTAAAACCTTCTACTCTAGGTGCTCTAGTAGGCGATGGTTTTATAAGTGTAACATGAGATTTTTTTATATGCCCTTTGTTAACGCTAACACCTTCCTTGTCTATTATAAGTCTCGTGTGGTGTTTTAAAGCCGTGCTTTTCGAGTAACCACTACCTTTTCTACATTGAGCTATGTTAATTTTTTTAGGCTCATCAATATTGTTTGTAAAATACAGTAAGCCATCTATTATGTTTACCCCAGTTATAATGTTACTTTCAGGAGTATATACGGCCAAAGCATTTACGTCAACACCCGACGCGTTTTTGTTATTTTGTTCTAGTTCTAACGTTCCACCTTTGAAGTTTAATATTTTTTCATCCGTAAACCTAATTACAACCCCGTTGTCAATCATAGACTGAGTGTATATATTAGCTACGTTTAATACCGATGTTATGTTAACAGTCCCTGTGCTAGCACCAATTAGACTAGGCCAAGGAGCGCTAACTACTCTCACGTCGTTCGACTCTCCCCATAGATCGTTACCATCAAGATCTATTGCTTGAACCCTCATGCCAGGCCTTATGTATAAAGGTATGTTTACATCAAGACCATCGATAACGTTAGCTGTAAAAGGGTTAGGAGTTACTCTTGCTTCATACACATCGCAAAATATAACCTCACTCTTAACTTCGTTTGAAGACTTATCATCTTGTATTCTAATGATGGCGTCTGACTTAGTGCCTAAATATCTTGGCGTGCTAGAGTAATTTGCGAAGCTTGTGTTAGCGGTTACGTCTGAAGCTAGTCTAACAAAGTTATAGGCGTGAGAATTTATTTCATCTACGTGGTGGCCAACTGACTCAGCAGAGGTAGAAAGCGTGTAGCTTGTGTTTTCAATATATTTATTACCTTTTACGTTTTGAACAGAACCAACGTCTGAGTCTTCAGATGTAGAAATCTCTATGTTTAAAGCATCTCTATACTCACCGTCTGGAACTAACCTTTCATCAAGGTCTTTGTTCATTTTACCTTTTAGAAAATTTCTTTTTAACTCCGGCATGTATATTAGTGTTTAATTTGTTTGGATTTACCTCGTAGTATTTGTGTGATTTCCTCTAGCTTAACATTAGAAAGCCTTAGTTTAGCTTGGCGCTTAGCAGCTCTAGCATCTTTCTTAAACCTTTGAACAACGTATTCTTGTACGTTGGCCCTAGTAGAAAGTATGGCGTAAGCTATTTGTTTATACATAGCTTCTTCTGCAAGTTTATGAACCTGCATTTCATCGTCAGTGCCAAGACTGTCGCTTATGTATTTAAGTATTACAGTTGCGCCGGCAATGTTAGAGCTGAAGTGTATATTTCCTTTTAACTCATCGATATAAAAAGAACCGTTAGTTTGAGCAAACGCAGGATCTAACCCATATCGTTTACCTTCGTTTAGATTGTAGATGTTATCATCGTAGTCGTAGTCAAAGTTGCTGTTTTCAGCTGGATTTTCAGTCTTGTAATTGTCAGATGTTTTAGATGTGCTGTTGTATTCTAACGCATTAGCACTAAACTGATATTCTCCTGCGGCGTTTTGCTTAATAGAGCTAGGGTTACTAGTTTTAGGCATTGGATATATTACATGCTCAACACCAGCATTGTCTGACCAAGTAAGCTTCACGTAGTTAACGTAGTCTCTAGGCAGTGGCATTACTAGCGTAGCTGGCATAACTATCTCCTGAGATTTTATTGATTTTAAAGTATCAAAAGATAATTCTGCTAAAGCCCTTTGAGCGTGGAACGCTACGTCAGTTCTTTTTACTTTAGATATAAGGTTGTCTTCGCCAACGTAAGCAATAATAAATTGACTAATAATTTCATCTAAAGATATAAACTGATAGTTGCCTAAATCGCTACCTTCGTAATAATCTTGATCTGTTCCGCTAAGTAGTCCCATTTATTATGATTTTTCTTGTTGTACTTTCTTATCTTCTTCTGCGTTAGCTATATTAACTAAGCCAGGCTTCTCCATCATTATTCCAGCTAGCTCTAGTATTTCGTTCACTAAAGACGTTTCCTCTGAAGGATGTAATTCGAAGTCTGTTGAGGCCGCACTATTATACAAGGCTTGGCCAACAATAACGTTGTAACCCCAAGTAGCGCTTGCGGGTTTCTTGATATAATTTATAGCTACGCCACTAGTTATAGCTGTGGAGGCTGATTTGCTTAATGCCGAGTAGCATATTACCCCGGTTGAGTTTTGAATATACACAGGTTTAGTGCTTGACACTATAGGCAGCTTAGACAACCTATACTCAAACACTTCTTTTTTTGTAATTCTTTGTAGTGGATATATATCGCTACTAGCATCAGTGTAATATAGATCCATTATTTTATAAAGATCGGTAGGTAGAGTAGTTCCAGAAGCTACCGTAGCTCCATGAACCTCAAACTCAGCTATCTTCTCTGCTAGCATACTTAGCATATCACCTATTCCAGTGTCGTTACCTGGAACCCTGCTAAACTGATTGACATCGTAAAAGTACTGCTCAAATATTTTCATCTGAGCTTGATTAGCAAATAAGTTGAACTCTTGAGGTGTAATGTAGCCTCTCTGCTCTTTATTGGCGATAGCCAACACCCTTTGATATACTGTATTTACGTCTACTGCCATTGCGTTTTATTTATTATGAAAGCTAAGCCACCACTCGGGCGACCTAGCTATCATAAATAATCACTTACTTTAATCGCTTTTCAATGCTACCAAAGACTTCCATACCTTCGTCAGTCTTAAACCACATTGCAAGCGCAGAGTATGGGTGTTCATCAAAAGGAACAGTCATAAGCTTTCTATCGTTAGAAGCCCACTTAAATGTCCTGTTGTCTTGAGATAGTTTTATTATCCCCATTTCAGTTGCTCTAATACCAATGTTTCTAAGATGCACGTTATCATCGTCGGCTAGCTCTAAGAACATACTTGGATTTCTCTTAGCAAATAATAGTAGATCTCTTTTAAGTTCTTTAGAACTCATCGTAGATACTTTAGATCCTAGTTCTACACGCATAACTGCTTCAGCCATATCTATATCCATCTCCTTAGCTGCCATTAAAGCTTCTATCTCTAACTCTAGTACGTCAACCTCGTCAACAGCTTCTTTAACAGCATCAAACTCTTCGTACTTTTTGTTCAAGCTTGGGTGATACAAAGACATTAGTTTCTGTAAGGTTTGCTGTTCTTTTTTAACAACTAAAACGCCGTCTTCAAACACAATGTGCTCTAGCTTTGATTGAGAGCCCTCTGGAAACTCATCAACAAATGGTGTTTTTTGATTTCTAGTATACTTTAACTCTCTTTCGTAGCCTTTTTCTTCGTCAAACCAGAATATGCTAGAACTTTTAATAGCGTAGCTTAAAGGTGAAAGACCGTGTTTAAGTATATATACTCTGTCTTTAATTTCCCAAGTGTCCTTCTTAGGTTTTGGTTTTTCAATAACAACTTGAGTAATCTCGTTAGTTGCTTTTACTTCAGGCGTTTCCACCTGTGCTTTTTTTGTTTGTTTTTTTGCCATAATAATATATAATAATAGTTAATAAAAAAAAAGATCGAGGACCGAAGCCCTCGACCTTAATAATAATTAGTCAGTTAACAACATGAAGTTGTTAGCTCCTTGAGTAACTAAACATCTTTCAGATAAGTAGTTTACCTCCATAGCATCTAAGTCAGATGATACAGCGCCTACAGATCCTGTAACCCATGTTTTCATCTTACGAGACTCAGTTTGAGAAGCGCGGAAACGAACGTGTAAGAACGGACGCTTCATATTTTTACCTAGCATTTGGTCGTATACTGAAGATACACCAGCTGGTACAAATACACCTCTAATGTCTTCACCATTTAAAGCTCCACGAGTTTGAGCATCGTTTAGGTATTTCCAGTCAGATTTGTAGAAGTCATAAGAACCTCTTCTAAATCCAGAGAAACCTAAGTTTAATGCCATATCCTCAGAGTTGTTGAATACACCGTAAGATGTACCACCAGTTCCGTAAGAATTCATAGAAGCTAGCATGTCGTCAATAGCTAAAGATACATCTCTGTTTACAAACATCATGTTCTCTTCAATAGCACCTTGAGCGTCAAACTTCTTAAGAATAAAGTCGAAAGACTCTAAGTCATCAGAAACACTTGAACCTGCGATACCTGCTGTAAAGTGACCTCTGTTTTTAACAGCTGCGAATAAACCTTCAGTACCTGCTGGAGCAGTTGAACTGTTAGCGTTTAATTCACCTTCAATCATCGCCATTTCACAGTAATCAGTAAAACGAGACATTGTGTCACCTGAAGCTTTCAAGTACCATAAGTAACCGTTCTGTCCGTCTTCACCAGACACTTCGATCCAACCAATTGCAGACGCATCAGAACCTGATACTTCGTACTTATCTTTAATGATAATTGGTTTGTTCTCGAAAGACTTAAAGCCAGGCTCTAAACCTTCTTCTCTACCTACGACACCTTTAGCGTACTCAGAACCGTATACAAATACTGTAGCTGTGTCAGCGTCAGCAAATAAAGATCCAGTTGCTAATGTAGCTTGAGTGTAAGGTAATACATTGAAAGTAGTCGTTGATGGAACAGCCGTTACATAACCTTTGATCGTGTCTCCGTCACCAGTACCAGTAAGTCCGTGAAGAACTACAGTGTCACCTACTCTTACAGAGTGAGCTGCTGCTGTAGTACAAAGACCAGCACTTGCTGTAGTAATAGTAACAGCTTCTTTAATGTGTAAACGACCTTGCTCAGACCAAAGTACTTGATCAGATGCCATCGCTTCTTCAGCCCCTACTTGAGATAAGAATCCTGAGATAGTTCTGTTTCCAAAAACCTCAGCTTCTTGCTCCATAAGATCTGGTAAATATTGTTGAGCCCAGCCTGAATCTCTTAAATCAACATACGCTGATGAGACTGTCTGTTTGCCCGGTGCTGGCACGCTATTTAAACCGCTACCAGCTGTTGGATTTACTCCTGCCATAATTTCTAAATTTTAAGTTAAATTATTTTCGTTTTATTTTAAATTTCAAAGAATCTGAAGAATCACCACTTAGCACCTTAAACTTCGTTCCGCCAACCTTTACTTCACCATGACTTTGTCTTGGGTCCATATTAACGTTTTTACTTTTTGCAACACTATCCTTGATAGCATCTGATCGGCCTTGATCGTAAAAGTGTTTAGCAACAGCATCTGCGTTCATTGCTGTAAATAAAGATTTGTGATAACCCTTAGCGTCTGACATTGTATTATCTTCGTTCAAAAACTTTTTGACAAAGTTATTAATGTCGCTTTGAGTAGTCTTAACCTCATCAGCATTACCCACATTAAATCTATATTTCTTATCTCCGACGTTGTATTCAAAACCTTTGAACTTGTCGTTAAAAACTTGATCGGTTTTTTGTAAGAAAGTAGACTTAGCTTCTTCAGCTGTCTTATTAGCCTCTTCGCTTTCTTTGTTATATCGATTAAAGAAATCCACAGCCTTCTGCGCTTCTGGCGGAAGGTTTGAACCAGCTTTAATCTCATCATAATATTTAGACTTTTGCCCGTCTAAGTAGGCCTTTGCGCTGGCAACTTGCTCTTTTAGCGCTAGCTTTTTTCTCTTAATATCTTTTTCATCATCTAACTCTTCGTCAAAGTTAAATTGATCTTCTATTAAGAAATCTATTTCATCAGCCGACAAATGCGGCTTAGTCTTTTTATAGTACTCTTCTAATGCCGTTAGGTTGTCAACATCAGAGTAATCTTTATTTAAGTTGACGTAATCTTCTAGTGTACCACCAGTTTCATTCATAAAGTCCATTAACTTTTGAATATTCTCTGGTAGTGGTTCTCCAGTAGCTCCTGCTTCTGCTATAGCCTCTTGAACTTCTTCAACTAAATCTTCAACAACCTCGTTCGGTTCTTCAGCTTTTTCTTCTGTTATTTCTTCTAAGGCTGGAGCTTCTTGTGCTTCTGCTTCCGCCTGTACTTCTTCTTGTTCCTCAACGGTGTCGGTACTTTCATCGCTTCCAGCCACTCTTGCCTCGTCAGCTCCGTCATCTTTAACTGGTTCTTCATTGTTTTCGGTTTCAACCACAGGAGGTTTGCTAAAGTCAACTTTAGTTACGCTCTCCTCTTCATTTTGTGGTGTTAAATTCTTCATGTCTATTTTGACAGTATCATCCTTGTTTTCGTTTTGTTCCATAATATAAAATATAAAATTAGTAATTATCTAGGCTCAAATCCACCTAGATCAAATCCACCAAGTACATCATTACCTGCTGACTCAAACTTTTTAGGTGAACCACCTGTCTTTCTTTGGTCTATAAGCTCGCTCTGTTGTGATGCTTGGATTTTAGTTCTTTCGTCTTTACGATCTTCTTTTTCTTTTTCTCTGGTTTTCATGCCGTCAACCTCGGCTTGCTTTAACTGCATGTTCATTTGAAACTCCATTTGCATTAGCTGCTTTTTAAACTCAACGTCAGCCTGTGTTTCTTGCAGCCTAAGCTGAGATTTAGTTTGCTCAAGTTGAGCTTCCATCTGAGCTATAACTTGTTGCTTCTGAATATCTAGCTGAGCTGCCGCTTGCGCTGATTGAGCATTGGCCTGAGCTTGCATTTGAATATTTTGCTGCTGAAGCTGTTGATCTCTCTGCATCTTTTCTTTTCGCCTAATCTTTAATAATTGATTAGCTAGCTTGATGTTTTTAATATCTCTCAAGTCTATAGCGTCTTCAAGGTCGATGTTCTTCTGAGCTATAGCAACTTGTATGTTATTTTCTAACATTGCTTTCTCTTCTTCGTCTGGAGCAAGTTCTATAAATATGCCAAAGTCATATAGATGTAGCTCTGACATTTCTTCAAGCGTAGCAACGTTGTGAGCACCTATAGCTTGAACGAAAGCATCTTTTGTTGGAGAGTATTCTATAATATCTGATATTCTAAGAGATAAAGCTTCGGCTACTTCGGCTGTTAAAAACAAGCCAGCTTGTAGTATATGTCTTGTTGCAGTGTTACTATTAGCAGCCGCTAGCTTCTGAACACCAACTAAAGCGTTTTTATCTGGCGTACTACCGTCTCTAGCCTCGTTAAGCCCGGTTGTGTCACGAATCATCTGTAGGTAGTAGTTGTATGTACCAATCAAACTCTGCATCTTAGCTCCACCTGATCCACTTGATATTTCTTGAATAGGTACTCGACCTGGATTCATGTCACCGTCAGCAGTCATTGATCTACCAATAACAGAACCTGTTTGGAAGAACATGTTTAAAGCTTCTTGTGGGTTATAGTTAGTTCCATTACCTAAATCTATTTCGGCCAAACCATCTGCGTCTAAGTAAACTCCATCTGGCACAAGTCTTGACATTACCTGCTGTAGCTTTAAGTGCGTTAACTGAATCATATCAGCGAAACCTGTAATACGGCTAACTAAAGATTCTATTTTACCGTTATACATTCTAGGCGCGACAATACTATAGTTCATTTTAACTTTAGTGTAATCACTTTTAGGGCGCATCATATTCTTAGACATCTCCCATTTAAGTAGTTTCTCTGTGCCTAGTATTTTAGCGCCTTCGTATAAAACCTCTACAGACTTGCTAACCTTGCTGAAGTTAGCCTCCATATCTTGAGGAGGGTTAAACGTGTCATCTTTTTCTATAGCTCTTTCAGCTCCAGTGCCAGTCTCCTTAACTTTATACACTTCATTCATGTAAGTCTTATAGTTAAAGTATAAAACAGACACTTGGTTGTTGTCAGTGTATCTACTGTTACCAGACATTCTAGTATTATATCTACCGTCGTCTCTAGCGCTATTCTTGTTTATTTCCTCTAAGTCTTCTTGAGTTAAGTGTGGAAATTGCTTAGTAAGCTCGTTAATAGGTATGGTTTTTACTTCACCAACGTAGTATATGTCTTCGAAATAAGGTGAGTCGGTGTAAGAATAAACTAAGTTCTCTGGATCTACGTAGTCAACTACAACTCCTTCAGATGTGTTGAACGAAGTTTTAACAGCGCCAATACCTAAAACAGTTAAATCGTAGTAAAATCTTTTTTTAGTAAGTTCGTATCTATTGCCTTCAAGTAAAACGTTTATGGCTTGCTCTTCAGCTATCTCAACTGCCTGCTTGTAATCAAGCTGCATATGTAGCTGTAACTCTTCTTCATCTCTAGGCAAAGATTCAGGGTCGTTAGCGTATAGATTAACGCCAAAAGCCTCTTCTGCGAAGTTATTTATTTCTTGAGTTCTCATGTCATCTATAATAGACTGCATGTACTCTGTTCTTTTTTGAACGCCAAACGGATCTTGCGAGTAAGCTTTTATATCGTAAGTTCTTTCGGCTATACCATTAACAACTATATCTACAAACTTAGATATAATAGGTACCGGCTTCCAGTCAAGGTTTAAGTAGCTTAAGTCACCATTGATAGATAGTTCGTCTTTATATTTCTGTATAGACTGCTCGCCTCTAGCATACAACCTTAACCTGTGAAAGTTGTTTTGATTGTTTAAGTATCTGTTGTTATAGCCATCAGAAAACCACTCGCTCTCTATAGCTTTAGCAACCTTCATGCCATAGTCGTAACTAACTTTCTCGATGTCACTAACTACTTGACTAGGAAAATAACTTTTTATAACTGAATCAGCCATATTTAATTTTTAATAATTTTTGACGCAAAACCGTCGTTAGTATATCTTGCCATACTTATATTCACTTTGTTCGCCTGTCTATCTTGTCTTGGTTTATATAAATGCCTGTTGCAAGCCATTATAGCTAAACCAGAACTTATAGAGGCATCATGCTTAGTTCTTTTGTTTATGTCGAACTTAGCCCAGTCGTTCAGCGTTTCATTAAAGTACATCGCGCCGTAGTCGCCTTCTTGACTTATGCCAACGTGATCGTTGATATACATTTCAATTGCAGCAGCATGAGCTTGCTTTATATCCTCGCTAGAGTTTGGCATACCACCTATTTCTTTTTCAGTAGTAGATAGTTTGTTCCAAACTTTATCTGGTCTATTCATACTAAATCCTCTATACCCTCTTCTTTTAAAATAGTACAGCAACCTTGGTTTATTATTCTCTGCTAATATTGGCATACCGTAAAATACGCAAGCCATTAATATATCTTCAAAAAATATCTCTGCGGTTTGTGGTCTAGCAATATATTCTAGGAAAAAAGTATTCGCTGGAGCTGATTCCATAGAAAATTTAGTCAGTCCATGAAGAGATCCGTTGGATCCTCTACCATCAACAGTACCGCTAATATCATAACTATCGCAACCAAAAGCGCCCACGTGTTCATTTCCAGGATATTTTATTCCATTTTTAAGTATCACTCTATTTTGCAGATTTCTATCTGGAACCCAGCTTACTTTAAACCTACCACTTGGATCGGGGTTAAAAATCACTTGAGTGTCTTTAACACCGTTAACCCATTGAAAGCTTCCAGTTGTAACAGCGGCAGAGCTTTTAGTTCCTTCGTTATAGTCTATCTGCTCGTATATTTTAGTCAAGTTAAACAGACTATTTTTAGTTTCATCTCTAAATGCGTGTTCTGTAGTTCTTGGGAACTGACGATAAAATTCGTTCAAAGCATCTTGGTCGTCTTTTAATCCGTCTACTTCGTTTTCCCAGTGGTCGATTACACCTACATCTATTAGTTCACTGTCTGGTCCATAAACATCTCGTCCTGGAGTAGTGAAGACAGGTCGTCCATATTCATCAATAAATCCTTCAAAGTTCCATTCCATTGGAATAAACAAAGCATATAAACCAGATTTTGTTTGACCATTTCTATTTCTTTTTGTGACATCGCTGTCGTTGTATAGTTTCTTAAAGTTTTCACCACCCTTATCAAGAGCATTACTTGTTGACCCCATCATACATTTACCGATAATCCTACTACCTAGTCTAAGACAAGTTTTTGTAACTCGCCAGTTGTTAAGTATATTATCAGGTCTTTCCCACTTACCACTTTCATCA